AAGCTTCGGTTATTGTCAAACCATTCTTTTTCTATTGCTCTTGCAACTTTCAACCCATACTCGAAACTTAATTTTTCTACATCACTAACAACTTGACTTGGAAAATAATTACTTATAACTGACTCAGCCATATTTATTCTTCTATTAATTTAGACATATTACCTTTATTTGAATATTTAGCAATATTTATGTTTAATTTTGGTTTCTCTATCTTTGCATTTGGAGCATACAAATGTCTATTATTTGCCATAATTGCTAAACCTGAACTAATTGTCGCGTCAAACTTTGTACGTTTAGTTATATCAAATCTAGTCCAATCATTTAATAACTCATTAAAATACAAATCTCCAAA